GACATTGACGATTATATCTGCGATATCGTCCGCGATTTACCGGGCATTGAGGCTTATCGCGTTAGCCAGATAATTAAGTATCTCAGCCGATATCGGCAGAAGCACGACGATCCGCGCACCGACATTGAGAAAGCTAAGTGGCACCTCAACCGGCTGCGCAACTTGCTTTTTGCTCAAGAGGTGCAGGGCAATGAGTAAGCGTCTGGTCGTGGTTGAAAGCCCGTATCGCAGTCGCGTTGAAGGACAAATCAATCGGAACATTCGTTACGCGCGGGATTGTGTGCGTGATTGTTTAGCAAGGCACGAGGCGCCAATTGCGTCTCACTTACTGTATACGCAAGACGGAATCCTTAACGATGACGAACCCAATGAGCGCAACCGTGGCATAAGGGCTGGGCTATCTTGGACAAAGGTAGCTGACGCGACCGTCGTTTACATCGACCACGGCATAAGCGAGGGCATGTTGTTGGGCATTTTTGAAGCCCAAGAGCATGGCGTGCCGGTCGAGTTCAGGCGCTTGTTTAATGACTAGCCCGGTCGTTATTGGCGATTGCGCGCTATACAGCGGCGATTGCCTTGAGATCATTCCGATGCTCTATGGCTACGATGCGGTGGTGACAGACCCGCCTTATGGCACGGCGGCGGTTGGTGGTTACAACCGCGCGGGCGACCTTATTCTCAACGATGACGATCTATCGGTGGTTTCCGCTGCACTGGCAGCAATCAATTGTAACGACATGATTGTTTTCTACTCACCACGCAAGGCAGCGGAGTTTTACAGAGAACTCAGTTTTGTGCCGTGGTACGGCGAGATCGTTTGGGACAAAAAAGCCCCAGGCATGGGTGGCGGATTACGTTATCAGCACGAAAACATTGCATGCGCTGGAGACCCCACCCGTTGGTCGGGTGCGTTCAGCATTATCTCAATTTACCGTGACGCGCAAAAACACCCGCACCAAAAACCGATCCAGCTTATGGAAATGCTGTTGCGCAACTTTGACGGCGAACACATTCTTGACCCATTTATGGGCAGCGGAAGCACGGGGGTCGCGTGCGCCAAGCTGGGCAAAAAGTTTATCGGCATTGAGCTAGACCCAAAGCACTTTGACACGGCGTGCGGTCGTATTGAGGAGGCATACAAGCAACGCGACCTTTTTGTGGCGCCGCCCGCTGCGCCCGTGCAAGAGGGGCTCGCGTTATGAGCCGCAAAAACACCTCAACCGTAAAAGTCAAAACGCAGTTCGGCTCGTTTTTTGTTCATGTGGAAAGCAATGACGCACTCAATGGCGCGAGCGGCGTTTGGGTCTCAATGCAACAAAAACTTGAAGACACCCAAGTCAATACGTTGGTCAATCAAATCATTGAAGGCGTACACGAGGGCATTGATGCGCTAAACGTCGATCAATCCTAAGCGGTCAAAACATTTTGCAATCGTGAGCCCATGCCCGTCGTTGGGCGTATATCATCGAGCCAATGCCCATACTGTTTGCGGGTAAACGCGGCGTCCTTGTGACCCATAGCCGCCGACACAGTGACCTCGCTCTCCTTTAAATCGTAGATCAAAAGCGAGGCAAAAAAATGCCGCATATCGTGCCACCGGATGCGGGCTACGCCCGCCCGGTCGCAGGCTGGGTGCAAGATGCGATTGCGCCATGCGCTGTTATCCACTTGCATGTGACCCGCGCCGGTTGGAAAAACCAAGTTGCACCCGCGCTGCGCCAAGGGTTGCATCTCACGCCACTCAGCTAAGCCGCTCGTGATCTCTTCCGTAAGCTCGAGGCGCCGGATGCCTGCCTTGGTTTTCGGTGGGCCAATGGTGCCGCCGGTTTTGCGGGCTTGCCGAACGCTTATGACACGGTCGTGGAGGTCTACGTGATCCCACGTTAAAGCCGCCTGCTCACCCGCGCGCATGCCCGTGTAGGCCGCCGTTGAAACAAGCAAGTGCGCCCAGCTATTGTCGTTGCGCCCAGGCGTTTGCACGTTTTGCAAAATCTTTGTAATGATGCGCTTGCTGATGCGCGCACCTATGGGATCGACCGCCTCGTCCTCATCGGGCAACGGTAGCTCAATTCCGGTCTTGCCATTGGCTGGATTGATCATTAGCGGGTCGTGCGCCAAGTATCCGTTCACAAGCGCATACTTAATTACCTGTCCAAACACCGCATAAATGTTGCGGTTGGTTTTGTTTGCGCGCTGGGCAAACAAAGCTGGCACAAGCGTGTTTTGCACGGCGCCCATGCGTATGTCCGCCATCTTGGTTTGAGCGAGCGGCACGCCATTGTCATGCGGTGCAGCGTTGAGGTGCTTGATGGCGCTTATCTTGTTTGCGATCTCGCCCTCACCCAAGCGCCTGCCTTGCAAGCGCACGGTTTTTTGATGCTCAATAAACTCGTCGGCAACCTTGGCAAAGGTAGGCGTGTCGCTGCGCACTAAATATGAGCCGGTGATGCGATACTCTTCAGCGGCGGCGGTATGGCAAGCCTCGGCCTCGGCCTTGGTGGCAAAACGTTCTGTCTTGCCACCAAAGCGCCGTAAGTCGGCGACCCAGCCTTTGCGGTTTTTTTCGGTATCGGGGCGGACGCTCATAGTTTTTCCCCAAATGCGGCGCGAAGTGCCTGCGTGACTGTTTCATACGCGCGGTCGGCTGCCGCCTCTTGTTGCGGGCTGTAATAATATCCATTGCATAAATCTTGCACCCCAGCACCAAGCAGGTCGCGTATCTTATCCGCCTGCTGCACAGTCAATTCGAATGTGACCTTGCGCTTCATGCTTGCTCTCCTCTGTTGATAATTACTTATAGTAAGTTTTTCTTACTATGTAAACACAAAAGTGACCTTCAGGTTATTTTGCTCCAAATTGAATTTTGAGGCGGAATGCTCCACATATGCTCCAACCAACAAAATAAGGCCTAGCCGGTTAGGGCTAAGCCTTTGATTTAATTGGTTGCGGGGAGAGGATTTGAACCTCTGACCTTCAGGTTATGAGCCTAAACAACGGGCTCATGCTCCACCAATAAAAACAAAGGCTTATGGCCTATGCCCCTAAAAATACACAATTATTGGCGGGAGTAAAGGGGACCGTGTGGGACTAGATGGAATAGGGCGGGAAAGCTAAATGCTCCAAATTTGCTCCAAACCCAGCAAAACCTGAAGGTCAATTCTTGGCCGCGCGTATCTTATCGCGCAGGGTGCCGTAATCCATAATGAGACGAGCCGCCGCTGAGCAATCAGCGACTATTGTATCGCGGGCGCACGGCGGGCCTAGCTTCTCAAACTCGTCAGCGGCACGCGACATAATCTCTGGCGCGTACTCTGTGAGCGGCGGCGTAACGATCACCGCTTCGCCTTTCTCGGATGTGAGATAATCAAAATACGCGCCCGTTACAGATGCCGCCGCCCCAACGCCGCTAGAAACGGCTGTCACGCAACCTGTCGCGAGTATACTGAGGCACACCATCGCGAACGCGATCCATACGCTGGCGCGCTTCTTCCACGGCTTTACGCTGCTTCGCCTGAGCGATTTTCCCCGCCACCCAGAAGGCGGCAATCGCCGGTATGGCAACCGCTGCGCATCCGAATATAATAAGCCAAGCACTCACTCGCCGCCCTTTTCCTTGATGAGAGTTGCGGCGATCCCAGCCAGGGCGCCAACAATCACAGTTATTTGGGTCAGCATTTCACCCGGAAGCGAGATGCCAATTGCGGCCATCACCGAACCAAGACCGGCCATCGTTGACGGTTCCTTTAGGCGAGCCAAGAGCATTTGCACAAGTATCATTTTAGTCTCCTCAATATGACCAAATCATCGGTCTGTTAGTGGTGGTTGAGTCGAGGTGGATAAATCGTCCAGCACCTTTTTGTTGAATTCCAAATCCGGTGAAACGCCCGTCCATCATGGCTAGGCGCAAAAGCTTCACGGCATCGCCTCGGCTTACAGAAATGTCTGCCGCTTTGCCCGTTGAGTGCGTGCCGGGTTTTGCTTTACGCGCTTCAGTGGGATGGCTTGGGGCGCGATATCCGCTTGATATTTGCATGGGACCAAACTGGTCACGCAGAGCTTGCAGCGCGCTCATAAACTCTGGGTCCATATCGCAGTCGCCCGTGTGACTGCACTTGAACTCGTTGCGCGCAAAGTTTGGATATTTGCTCCAATCTTCGATCATTTTCGTCTCCAAAACGCAAAACGCACAGAACAGCGTTTTAAGCGCCGTCTGCGCGTTTAGGGTTATTTTTGGGGTATGCCCTACCAAGCGCATGCCTTAACCCCCTTGTCGGGGCGGCTCAGGGGCTCGTTTTTTCCAAAATGCCAAAAATTAGTGCTTGCCGTGGCCGTTGAAGCGATCTCTTAAGCCGTTCATAAACTCCCACATACTTGTGATTTGTTTGTTTACTACGTCCATTTCAGCGCGCAATTTTACAATTTCTGCGTTGTTGCCCAGCTTCACTATGTCTTCAGCTTGATGCTGGGTCCATTTTGTATATCTCAGCAACTCGTCTTGAAGTTGCTTAATATCTTTTTGTGCTTCGCTCAAAAGCGCGTAACTGCGCGCGGCGTGAAAAACGATGGCACCCAAAAGCAAAATTTGGTCCCAATGTGCGGAAATCATGTCCATGCGGTTGCCACCTCCCAGGTTTCCCGCTCACAGCCCTCTATAAATTGATTGGTAGGCACGCGCAGATTCAACGCTTTGACTTGGTTGACATGTTTAAAAATTGTGCGGCGTAGCGGCAGTGCGCACAGCGCAACGATGTCACAAGTGTCGCTGGTTACTTGTCGTTTTACTCTTGATCCGCGCGCAACACTGAAGCGGTAGTTTCTAGGTTTTGTTTTCTCGGTTTGAGAAGAAGTTTTGACTTCGACGCGCCAATAACGATCTTGATCGAACGCTAACAAATCTGCCCCATCAGTCGGGGAGACCATCACTTGCAATCCCAAGTCAATGAGTAGGCCAGCGGTTAAATACTCCCCCGCCTGCCCGACTGTTGTGTTCACTCGGCGCTTTCGAGAACTGCCATAATGCACTCTTCGCCGTCCGCGCGGCTAACCGTCACCAGACCTCGACCGCTCAACATGTGCATCCAGAACATAACGAGCGGCTGGGTGGCGTCGGTTTTTCGAACGATGAGCCCTTGAGCAATCTGGTCGAACTCCGCACGGCTCACCGCCTCTGAAAGCTGACGAGCAGACCAGCAAGGCATGGCTACGGTTGCGATACTTTCCGGCGTTGCAATTTCGAACTCGGCCGCCGCCGCTGGTGAGACGAGCAGAAGCAGCGCCATTATTGGGGCGATCATATTTCTGTCGGCTTGCGAAAGCAGTCAATTTGTTTAATCGCAGTGTCTCGATAATGTTCGTTTGCCAGCGCCTTCAAGCCGTCAATGTTCTCTCCAACGTGTGCGTAACAATCCTCGGCATTATCAAACTCAAGCGGCACGCCGTGTAGGTGCGTTACCGTTAGTGCGTCGTTTTCTGCGTCCAGCGCCACGAACATAAAAATCACAATAACCCACATTGTTTACGGCTTGTCAGGCCAAGACGGGTTGGCTGCGTCAGAAGTATTTGCTGGCAAATCCCGCAACGCTTGGCGATACGCTTTTTGCTCATCGGTCATCGCTGGGCTATCGGCAAACGACCACCAATCACATTCGGCAAGCAACTCATTTCGATGCAAGCGCAATGCTGCCCATGCGCGAGCTGTTGCACCGTCAGCGTATGCCTGCTCAGCGGCTTCAAGAGCGGCAAGCTCGTCGCCAACAATCTCGACGTTTGTCTGACCATTAGGCGTTCCGACTGTTTTAAATCGTGCCATTATTCGCTCCTAACTGTTCGCTATGCCATAAACGCGCACGGTGCCGCTGGTGATGTTTCCGGACTCATTTTTAATCTGAAAGGCATCGTCGTCGGTGTTGCTGCCTACCATGCCGCCGCCAAGTAGCGTTACGCCGGTGTTGCTGCCGTCGCCCATTCGCTGGAATGCAAACCAATTGATATATGTTCTCACGGCACTGTTTGTTGGGCTGTGGATGAGCATATGTCCGGTTAAACCGCCGTCTGCGGCGGTGCTGCTGGCGGCTAATGCTAAACGAATTGACGACGATGCCGTGCTTTCGCTATTCCCGTCGCCGGACGGCCCGACATAAAAATGCTTCAAAGCAAATGCATAATTGGATGTCGTGTATGAGCTGCCGTTGTCGGTCGAAAACAGCGTGACAAATTCTGAATTGTTGACCGCTGGGACAAGGTTGGCAAACGTAACGAAATAAGAATTATACGTGCTTGTCAGCGTCGAGTTGATGTCGATAGATGCGCTGTCTGATGCCGTCACAGTTGTGATGTGAACGAGAGAACCGGCTGACGCAGCTTGGAAAGTTGGCGCTGCGCCAGCGCCGTTGCTGGTCAATACCTGCCCGCTACTGCCGGTCGCAACGTGCGCCGGGTTTCCCGACGTATCATATGTTATCAAATTGCCGTCGGTCCCCGACGCCATCTTGGCGAGGCTCACGGCGTCATCGGCAATCATCGCGGTGGCGACTTGAGCGTAGCTTGGGTCTGTCCCGTCAGAGGTGAGGACAGTGTTTGCTGATCCGACAGCGAGGCGTGCCGTCGCGTTCGAGCTATCGCGCACGATGATGTCGCCGCGCGTCGTCATCGGATCAGCAAGGGAACCGGCGTTACCTGTGCGGACAAACGACACAAGCACCGCATCCGAATTGCTGAAGCTGCCGTTGCTTACAACGTGCGTGACAGCGAGCTTAACGTACCCGCTGGCGTCCGTGCTTGCGCCCGATATTTTGTACGTCGCGAAATTTTGTTGCGCGGACTTTTTGGTGATCGTGACTTGCCCGCGATCAGACGTTTGGGTGCTATCATCCCACGTAAGAATGAACGCACTGACATCGGGATTGCCGCTTGCCGCTGTGCTATCGTCAATGAAAATCTGCGACACGCTGCCAAGCGTTCCGTTGTTCAACCGGATCACGCCCGCGCCAGGATCGGCGTCAGATGTCGTTGTGCTAAACGTGTAGAGCAAGCCGCCAACGCCATCGGTGCCATCGCTACCGGCTGCGCCAGTGCTTCCGGTACTTCCCGTTGCGCCGGTATTTCCCGTGACCACGCCAAGCGCGAGTGCCCCTGTCGTATCGTTGAAGCTGACTGTAGGCGTGCCGCCAGCACTCACCGCCGACACGCTGACCGAGCTTACGCGTCCGGTCGTGGCCTCAAGGTTATTGCCGTCGCTGCTAAAGCCCAAAAGTTTTGACGCGCGCGTACTGGCGTCATCTGTAAACTCAGGCGTGGTGATGCTGTTTGTCTTGGAAACCTTAAACGAGCGGTCAAGTTCTTCCTGAATGCCTTGGGCGATGAAGGTCAAGCGGTCAAGCCCGTCCTCGTGGCTGTTTGCCGGAAATGGATCGTTCTCAACGTAATCCGTTCCTTGGGTCAAGGTCAGTTTGCGCCGAATGACAACCGTCTCGCCAGATGCAGGCGTGTTGCCGGTCGTAAACGTCACCGTGCCACCCGAGTCACTGCCAGCACCGCTCACGGTGTAATGGGTCGTGAGCGTTTTGGTTGTCTCCGTGCCTGCACTAGCGCGAATAATAACCTCAAGATCAGCGTCGGCAAAAATCTTGAACGCATATGCAAAGGCAGTTGTGGAGCCGTCGCCTGAATACGAGTTTTTGGTTGTTGTGCTAGATACGCTCAATTTCCACCTCCTTGTGGCTCATCCGGCGATCCGAGTGCCTTTACAAACTCTTCAATTGGCTCACGCAAACTTGGGTCTGCTGCCGTAATCGCCGTGAGCCTACCCATGTGTCCAGCTATGGCACTCGGGTCACTGATAGGCGTGGCAAGCCAATCGATGAACTTAGGACTTGTAATCAGTTTGGCGGCTAGTCTCGGCAACAAAACGCCTGTCAACGCCGCCGGAATGGCGCCAGATTCCACATCACCGCCAAGCGACATGCTTGCAAGGCCGCCGCCGAGAGCTTGCAAAGACATATATGTAATCATAATTCTGCCGCTGTTACTGGTATTAGCGAACCTTTCAACTCCCTTGAAAGACGATGCAATCTCTACCAAATCGTCTAAACCTTTACGCATATCGGCGTAACGCTTGCCGCCAAACAACGCTTCTTTAGCCTCGTCAGATAAGTTCGACCAATTCGTCATAAATGTGTCTACAGAAAACACCTCACCCGTAGCATCTTGAGCGCCTGCCCTCGCCAAACCCATATTATTCAAAACGCTTGCGCCAATAACGTCCCACTCTTGGGGTTCAAATTGTTGACGCATGCGCCGCAACTGTGACCCGCCGTCGCCAATACGCGACATGGCAAACGTGTAAGCACGCTCGTCAGCATCAAGTTTGCCAATTTTGTTAAGCGTGACGCCTGCCGTTGACATAAACTTTCTGTAATAACGGTCGGCACGAGCCATAGCCTTCTCGGCCTGTGGTCCCGCGTGCTTGGCAGCCGCCACCAAGTCCAAACTCATGGCCGAGTAAACTTGCTTGAAGACCTCATTTTCTGCGCTCGTTGATCCCGCAAGAATTGGGTTGTCCAAGTTTTTTCCCAAAGCGGTTCGCAAAGAGCGCAAATCCTCAAAACGCACCGTGTTAAGAATTTGCTTGCCCGTGCTGTCTAGCTCCACAAGTTTTAGATATCCGACAGCTTTACCAAGAGATTCATTCAATGCTTTTGGCGCATTGGCTAAGCGCGACTCAAGCTCAAGGCGTAACGCCTTCACATTATCAATAGCGACCGGCGCGTCCTTGCCGATTAAATCCATGACCTTGTCGTACTCAATCGCCGCCTTGCCATCAAAACGGTCTGCCGCTCGTTCAGCGGCTTCTCGTACTAACTGGCCAACGCCTTCTTTTGTTCGTGGGGTGCCGATTTGCTCAACTAGATTGTCCGACGCTAGTTTGATTTGCTCTAAAATACGCTCCGCTTGTTTCTGCACAATTGGCGCACTAAACGGGCTGCCCTCAGACATTTTTTCCAACAGTGCAATCGTGTTGCTACTTGAAACCGTTGCAGCGGTTGGCTCAATTCGAAGGTTGCGAAACTTTGCGGCTAATTGTGCGGCCTTTTGTGTGCCGCCACCGAGCGCGCGTTTAAAGCCCGCCTCAACCAACTCACCGGCGCGTTGCCCGCTCGCACCCAAAAAAAACTCCGTCACAGGCTGCATCGCGCGGTCTATCGGGCTGCGCGTATCAATACGCCCAGCAAACAAGCCCGCCGATAGATCAAACAACTCCGCGCCCGCAGCGGCACCAAGGCCAGCGCCGGTGGCCGCGCCGCCTGGGACAGTCACGGGGGCAGCTGGGCCACCCGCCACACCAGCAAGTCCGCCAGCAATCGCGCCCAAAGTGGAAGCCGTGGCAATGGTTGCCTCCTTAGCCACACTGGCCACATCGCCAAGGTCTAACCCCTCGGGGTTGTATAAAGTTATGCGCCCGGTTTCTGGCTCAGTGTAAATGAAGTTGTCGTCGCCGTATGGTATGGCGTCAGGGTAATAGCGTTGGATGTTTGCCAAGCGGTCTTGCGGGGCAGCCGAGCCAACGATTGCGCGCACCGTTGCGGGCGATCCTGACTCCCCATCAATAACCGACTTGAACCTGTTTGATTCTAAAAAACTGCGAACAACATTTTGCCGTTTTTCATCCGTATCTGCTGCACTTGCCGGAATATCAATGGCGATGGGTCCGTACTCAATCCGCACAAGCTCATCGGCAGGCGCGGGCGGTGCTTGCGGCTCAACAACGCCCTCAGCGTCGTCGGCTACTGTGGCGTCTTGCAGTTCTGACATTATTTGCTCGGCGTTTCTTGGCCTAGCGCGTTAAGTCTAAAAACTTGTTTGGGCGCTGGGGCGGGCGCGACAGGCGGCGTGCCGTCTGTGGTCGTTGGCTCTGGTTCTGCGCTTGTCGTTGGTGTTCGTTGTTCCTGTTGGGGAGCGCCTAATTGAATTTGACTCAATACAACGTTTGCTGGGTCAAAGCCGTATGTGGTTGCAAGCTTTGTATATTGCTGCTCACGCCCCCGTTGTGTTTTTGTTTGCGCCTCTAATAATCGGCCTGCCTCGGCAACAAACTCTTGGCGGGCTTCCGGTCCTAAGCGCGTGCCTTTTACGACGCGATTGTAAGACGCCTTGAAACGCTCAGGGATTGAGGCGGCAAACTCCGCAGTGTTAAACTCGCTCTCGCGCACCACCGAACCAGGGTCGAGCATTTTCATAAAGTTAAAAATTAAGGAGAGGTCGCCCGGTGCGCTTACATTTTGCCCAGCAATTTGCACTTTGTTAAATGCATCGCGAACCGCAATAAAATCTCCTGAGCCTTTGATAAACTCTTTACGCAACGCAGACTCATCCTTAAAGGCGCCGCCCTTTGTGCCAATATCAAGGCCTAAAATTTTAGCCTTTTCGCTCATCGTCAGGTCGCGGCCTAAAATTATTTCTGCGTTGTTTATGCGTCTCCGATTGTCCAACAAACTTTTGTTTTGGTCTTCATCGTATTTGATGAATTGACGCCGATAATTTTCTGACGCATCTGAATCAAGGGCCACGCCAATGCCGGGAGCGTTAAACAACTCCCTAGCGTCTTTTATCTGCCCCCTTGCAATATAACCATCTAGCGCGGCCTCAATGATATCTTGACGTCCGCCCTCTCGCGCAAGTTCCTCTTGTTCCGTGGTTAAAAATTTTGAACCGGACTCGCTTATTGTTTGGTCTAGCAATTGCAACATTTGCGGCAAGGCACTTGGATTTGAATTTGTGTCATCAACGAGCCTACGCAAATCAGAGCCAATCTGCCTTTGAGCGTTTTGCGTTTGGGCTTTGCGCTGCAAGTCGCCAAAACTCAAGGCGTGCTTGGTGCGGAGTTTTTGCAAGCTCATGCTCAACTCTGCCTTGCTTTCATCCGTGCCTTGATGCGCGTCCAACGTGCTTTGCATCATCTCGTCAGCTTGGCGCATAAAGCCGCTTGCTGTCTCTTCCGATGCCATGTTTTCCTCGAGGTTAAATTGTTGCACTAAATTTTTAAGGCTTGCGTCAAAGTTTGTAGACGCCAACTCCCGTTGCCGCTTTTGTTCTTTGTCTTGGATGCTGCGCTGGCTTTTGGCGGTCGTTACGGTTTCCTTAACCAGCTTGTTGACTTGCTCTTGGCTAAGGTTGTCTCGCGCCGCGTTTAAGATGGGGTCTTGAGAGTTTCCGCTTTGGAAGCCCTTAATCGTGTCATTGATGTCGGCGCCTTTTTGAACCGTATTGGCAAGAGTGGAGCGCGCTAAACGCTCAAAAAATTTGTTGCGCTTTTTTTCTATTTTTGCAGGACCAAAGTCGGCCTCCGCCTCGGTCAAGGCGTCCAATTGATTTTGCACCGCGACTGCGCGCCCGTTTGCGGAAAGCAACGGGTTGCTTGCAATCTCAATAAATGTTGTGGTGTCGCGGTCTAGCAAAACCTCTCGCTGCTGTACGACGCGCTCATTGTTGCGGCGACTGAAGTCCACTCTGTTGTTGAACTCAATTTGACGCGCGCGGCGGGTAAAGGCATCACGCGCCATACCTCCAGACAAACCCGACTTAAATTTATCAACGAGCTTCCGACTTTTTTCAGCGTACACTTTGTCGGCATCCGCCATGTTCGGCGTCTGCAATAACTCAGACGAAAGTTGTTGCAACTCTACGCCCAGCATTGCGCTTGCTTCCGCTGCCTCGTTATCAGCGCCAACTTGCATTTTTTTGAGGCCAAACTGAGATATTTCTTGCCCAAATCGTGCAAGAGCTTGCCCTCGTTCTGCTAAGGCACGGGCGGGCGCGCCAA